AACCTTGAATTCTAAAAAAATTTCCCAGCAAAAAAATGCCCCAAAAAGTTGACTTCAAAGATTATGATGAAATTTTGGCAAACTTCGATGCATTCTGCGACGAGTTTGAAAGTAAAGCATCCAATGCGTACATGAGAGGTGATCAAAACGATGGAAGAGTTAATGAAGCGACAGCAGAAATTGGAGACAGCACTCCTGAAGTTGTCAGAGAGATTGACGAACTTGGATCAGAGGATATCACAGTTGGAGCGCCCTACGTTGATGTACAGGCGTCCAGAGACGAGCAAGCATGAGACGCTAAGTGATACCTTAGACTATCTACATAACAACGTAGAGGGAATTAAGAAAGACTTAGTAAAAGTTGCAAAAGCGGTATGACTGTACCTAATCCTAGTATTATTGGAGGTATTGCCTCGCCAGCATCGATTGAATTGCAAACGAGGAGCAATCCTACTGCAACGTATCCTCCATTACCAATTGGAGGTGCTACATTGCCTACCACTATTTTAAGTGGAGGTGCCCCTGTATTACTAGTAAATCCTGCAGGACCTTTTGCACCTATACCTGGAGTACCAACTAATCCATTTGTTCCTCCAAGTCCACCATCATTACCGAGAACTAGGATTGAACCAAGACAGAATACAACTGTATTCTTCAATGGTATCTTAGTTTCTGTACATAACGATATGATTGTAGCGGATGGGGCAGCACCTCCACAATTACGCTTGACAGGAGTGCCAAACTACCCTACAATAATCATTGGTACACAAACCTATACACCAGCAGAATAATTATGGCAACAAGAGCAAAAGTCGGACTGAGCGGTGGACCTACTATTGAAAGTCGTCCGAAGAAAACTCGTCAAGGATCTGGACAGCATACGAAATTGTCAGCAACGTCTCGGAACAAGGCAAAGAAGCGTTATCGTGGTCAAGGGAAGTGAATGGACAAGTTTATGCATCTCTCAGAGATACCTGAGAGCGTCTGTAACGGTATTGTAGACTTCTATTGGAACAATGGAACCTATCCGATCAAGAAGGGGGAAGTAGGAGGTCGTAAGAGCGATTGTGACGATATCAAAGAAAGTTACGATGTATGCGTTGCGACTAATTACCAAGACTTTGACAATCGTATCAAGGATTACCTTGACAATCTGAATAGATGTCTGGATGAATATTTTGACAGATTTGACAGAAGCAAGATGCCACTCAGGATTTCACCTAAGTTCAATATTCAAAGATATGAACCGAAGGGTGGATACAAAGTGTGGCATCATGAGAGGACAGCACAGAAACATGCTGCAAGACGCCACCTTGTGTGGATGACTTACCTAACTGATAATCCTGACGGTGGAACCGAATTCATGTATCAGGATTTGTACATCGATGCACAGGTAGGGAAGACAGTCATCTGGCCAGCAGAGTGGATGTATACTCATCGTTCACGTATTGATATGGAGAATGAAAAAATGATCATCACAGGTTGGGTTGAGTTGATATGAATTTAATTTGTAATCTTCCAGGTGAGAAGGTATGGGTTAGGCGCGAATATCTCCGAGATCATCAAGATGGTCATGGAGAATTTGTAGAGGGTGTCTGGGTATCTGCTAAGAGTATACCTGGACGTGCTTTTTACTTTGAGACTTATCTTCCAGAGTATGGAGCGATGTATGATAAACTTCCGATATCTGCATTTACCCGAGCGCCGAAAACACCGACGCCCGATATGTCCCTAGAGAACCTACAATTCTGGAATTGTATGGATTATGGAGTAATGGCAATCAACAAAGGGTTTGTATCCTCTATGGATTGCGAAATACGAACAAGAGACCACGGATTGTTACGAGGTCAATACTTGTTTACGTTAGATAACTATCATGCGAACATCGATGTGATAGATAATAATGTGAGTGAAGTTCCACAGGAGCATAAGTCACATAATTGTATTGCTTTAGAGAATGGTCAGTTTGCATTGTATCCTAATAATAGGATGCGTCTGTATGACCTCTCTATAACGCCTGAAGACCCTAAGACACCTGACTTTAAAGTATCTACCGTAGAATACCAAGTTGAGGCAGGAACGGACTGGGGACGACTAGGCGACACTGATGATTATTTTTGGGAAACTAATGCTGAACGAAACCAACGGACGGAGACCACAAATGGACAAACGAGTGGACAAGAGTGAAGACTTTAAGAAGTCTGGTATGACACTCATCACGGAAATTGATAGTGAGCGTTACCTCAAGAAGTCGAAAAAGATGAAGAACGAAGAAAATGATGGTTTCTTCGATAATCAAGAGGAGTGGGCGGACGGATTCTGTGGCAAGTGATAAATAGAAACAGCCTATAGCTGTGTCTAAATGCCATCCTTTCCAACATTCAAAGATCTGAGTGTTACATTTAAGAAGCATCCTGTTACCGACGATTTGGTAACGGTTAAGGATAAGGCAGCTATCGTACAAGCGATCACTGCCTTGCTTCTTACAAAGAAGGGTGAAAGACTGTTTCAACCTGAGTTAGGAACAGATCTAGCAAAAACATTATTTGAACCATTGGATTATGGTACTGCTACTATTGTAAAGAGTACGATAAAAGAAACTTTGATGAGATACGAACCACGTATCTCTGTTGATGATATTCTATGTGAACCAAATTTTGATAGTAACGGATATAGTGTAGAACTTTACTACACTATTACTGGACGTGATGATGTACCACAGTCTGTAGAATTCTTTTTAGAGAGAACTCGATAAATGCCGTACACTCAAGTTGCAAATTTAGACTTTGATGATATCAAGGTAGCTCTGAAAGATTATCTCAGAGCACAGTCGGAATTTACTGACTACGACTTTGAGGGAAGTGCATTATCTAACCTCATTGATGTATTAGCGTATAACACGTATTATACGGCGTTCAATACCAATATGGTAGTCAATGAACTATTCATTGATAGCGCCACGTTAAGGGACAACGTAGTAGCACTAGCGAAGCAATTAGGGTACAGACCCAAGAGTGCTACGTCTCCAACAGGATATATCTCTTTTACTGCAACTTATCAGAACGCTACAACTGATACTGAGTTGTTTTTGAAAAAGGGAACAGGATTTATCGCAACCTATGACAACAATGTCTATCAGTACGTTGTTACTGATGATGTAAAGGGACAAGTTGTTAATAACGTTGCAACATTCACTAATGTACCTATTCAAGAGGGTACATTACTAACAAACACGTTTATTGTTAACACTGCACTTAAGACGCAGAAATTTATTCTTGATAACCGCAATATTGACACAAACACTATTCGAGTAAAGGTATTCCCTACTGGTAGTGGTATTAGTAAACCTTATCTTGTAGCAGATAACATTCTAGGTGTAGACGGCACATCAGAAGTATTCTTCATCGATGAGATTGAAGATGAGAGATACGAGATCCTCATTGGAGATGGTGTGTTAGGTAAAAAACTTGAAACTGGTGCAAGAATTGAAGTATCGTATCTAACTACCTCTGGTCCAGAGAGTAATGGTGTTAGAACTTTCTCGTTTGCTGGTGTATTAGAGAATGTCAATGGTGTTACACCTAACGTTGACATCTCTGTAACCTCTACTGTCGCCTCAGCGGGTGGAGAAGAGATCGAAAGCACCGCTAAGATCAAATATACCGCTCCTAAGGCATACGGCACCCAGGACCGTGCTGTAACCGCTCAGGACTATGAGACAATTGTCCGTAAGGTATATCCTGCTACTAGTGATATCATTATCTTTGGTGGGGAAGATCAAGTTCCACCTGAGTATGGTAAGGTATTCATTGCATTGAAACCAAAGGATGCAAGTTACCTCACTTCACTAACAAAGAACAATATTGTTGATGAACTGAAGAAGTATACAGTAGCGTCTGTCGAACCTGTACTAGTTGATCCTTCAATTTTGTATGTTGAGTTGACAAGTAAGATTTACTATGATAGAAATAAGACTGATGCGACACCTGCAGTTATTAGAGACACTGTGATTGGTGCAGTGCAGTCTTATCTTGATACAAGTGATACTGAAAGGTTTAACGGTAAGTTTA